GCTCGAGGCGCCGGCGCCGGCGACGAGCGCGCCGGCCTGCGCGGCGACGGCGCGGGCGAGCGCGGCGGCCTGCCAGTCGTACAGGCGGGCCGGGTCCCACTTGAGGCCGGTGTTCGGGTCGCGCGGGTACGGGCCGAGGAGCGCGTCGACGTCGCGCTCGGCGGCCTCGATGAGCGCGTCGCCCTCCGCGCCGGCGGGCAGGGTGACGCCGTAGTCCTCGACGGCTTGGCGGGTGGTGTAGAGCATGGCCCTCGATTCCCTGCGTTTACGGGGCGTAGACGTGCGCTGCGGGCGCCGGGAGGGCCGCCGCCGTGTTAGGCACCGCGGCGGCCCTCATCGCGCGTAGCGGGGCGCTCAGGCGGCGGGCGTGCCGCCGCCGGCCTCGTCGAGCTCGGCGGCGACGGCGGCGCGGGCCTCCTCGGTGCTGACGCCGCCCTTGCCGGGGGCGTCGCCGATGTTGGCCGCGGCGTCGGCCGCAGGGACGAGCTTGGTGCGCGGGACGTCGCCGAGCGCGGCGTTGACCGCGGCCTCACGGTCGTCGGCGTCGACGCCGCTGACGAGCTCCTCGGCCATGCTGCGGCGCTCGTCGTCCGGGATGGGGACGGTGACGAGCGCGGGGCCGGTGGTGATGCGGTCGCGGTAGTCGCCGCGCTTGGGGCCGGGGCCGAAGGCGTCCTCGGGGCCGACGGGCTCGTCGGGCTGCCCGGCGGTCATGGGGACGCCGGCGTCCATGCCGTCGCGGGTCGTGACGCCGCCGTCGGTGTGCTCGAGGCTCGCGTTCGCGTCGGCGCCGGCGAAACCGGGGGCCTCGGCGTCGGGGGCGTTGCTCTTGGTCTTTGCCATGGTGGCGGTGATCCTCTCTTACGTGGTCGGTGGCCTAGAGCTCGGTGTCGAGCTCGGCCTCGGTGCCGTCGGGGTTCTCCCCGCGCCGGTCGCGGATGATCCGGGCGAGCAGGCGCCCGACGGCGTTGGCGAGGGTCGCGCCGGCGGGCGGCGCGAAATAGCGTTGGGCGCCGCACTCCATGCAATGCGCGACGACGACGACGTCGCCCTTGCCGAGGCCGAGGCTGCGCGTAACAGGCTGCGGCGCGATGATCGACTCGGCGTAGGCCTCGACGCGCGCGCTGCCGCGATAGCCGGGGTTGCCGATGACCGGGCATCCGTCGAGGTGGTCGCGCTCACGGAGGAGCTTGGCGACCTCGAGCTCGCGCGGGGTGAGCTCGGTTGCGACGGGGACCTCGGTGATCGTTTCGGCCTCGAGCTCCTCGAGGAGCGCGGCCTCGAGGTCGGGCGGTGTCGTCGTCGTGTTGCGGGCCATGGTGGTGCGGGTCCTTTGGTCGGTGGTGGTGGGCGGCCTAGGCGTTCAGCCAACCCGTCGAGCGGGCGGCCGCCGTGGGCCCGAACATACCGAGGCCGATGAAGCCCTCGATGCGGATTCGGTGCGCGGGCTTGGCCTGCTGCTCGCCGAGGCGCTTGACGGCGAAGATGCCCTCCTCGATGGACGACGCGCCCTCGTGGTTGGTGTTGACGAGGCCGGTGACTGCCTGGTCGGACTCGTCCTCGCCGAACCGGACGGCGTAGACGCTCGAGGTGGTGCCGGCGGCCGTGCCCTGCGTTTCGGTCTGCGGCAGGATGCGCGAGCCGTCGAGCTTGACGCCGGGGTCGAGGATCGGGGTGCCGCGGTACGCGGTGATCCGCTTGGTGACGTTGTCCGTGAGGACAATGTCGCTGTCGGCGACGAGGTTCGCGCGCCGGAACGCCGACGTCAGGCGCGCGCGGATGAGGTCGTTCGCGTAGATGGCGCCGTTGTCGCCGCTGATCTTGGCGAGCGCGAGGAGGTTGTCGAGCGAATCCATGGCGGCTTGGACGTCGGTGCCGCCGTTGCCGACGATGGGGGCGCCGTTCGTGCCGACGGCGAAGACCTGCGCGCCGGTGAGGCGCTTCTTGAGGCCGTCGAAGCTGTTCGCGTCGACGGCGACGTCGCCGTTGAACAGCGCGTCTTGGAACTTGTACGAGGCGGCCTTGACCTTGAGGCGAATCTGAGCCTCAAGCTGATCGTTGAGGTTCGACCGGGTCGCCTGAATGAACGTGTCGACGTCGGCGTCGCCGCCCATGATGACGAGGCCCTCGGTGGCCTGCACGAACGCGCCGGTGCTCTCGCTATAGGCGGCGTTCACGGCGCGGAACTCGATGCCCGGGAGGGTGCTCTCCGCGTTGTAGGCGTAGGCGTTGCCGTCGATGGGGATGAGCGGCAGGCGGTCGAGGACCGGGGACTCGATGAGAAAGCGCTCGAGGACGCCGGCCTGTAGATCGTTCTGGCTGATGGTGGCGGCCTGCGCGAGCGTGACCGCGTTCAGGGGGACGCCGGACGCGGCGAGCGCGTCGAGGCGCGGGCCCCAGTCCTGTGCCTCGAGCGCGGCGAGCTCGAGGACGGCGTCGAGGTGGGCGGACTTGTCGGCGAGCATGAGTCTCCTGTTGTGTCGGGCTATTTGGGGGCGGTGGCCTCGAGGCCGGCGCGCAGGCGGTTGCGCGGCCGCCGGGGGCGGTCGCGGTCGTTGCGGCGGTCGTCGCGGTCGTCGTCGTCCTCGTCGTCGGCGCCGCCGCCGCGCTTCTGGCGGGTCGGCTTGCCGTCAAAGAGGTAGGGGTCGGACTTGAGGAGCTTCTTGACGGCGCGCTCGGCGTCCGATGCGTCGTCAATGTCGTCGAGGTCGAGGAGCCGTGCGGCGCGCGCCGGGTTGCGGGCGTTCGCTGCGCTGAGGGCGGCGGTAACGAGGCGCTCCTTGGTGCCCCGCTCGACGTCGGCCTCGAGCTTCTCGAGCTTCGCTGTGGCCTCCTCGTAGAGCTCCTTGTACTTGCCGGCCTCCTTTTTGGCGGCCGTTTCGGACTCCTCGCGTTCGGCCTTGATTCGGCGGAGCTCGCGGTTGGCCGCGGCCGCGGCGCGGCGGGCCTTTTCGAGCTCGCCGGCGTCGTCGTCGTCGTCGTCGGACTTGCGGGTCTTCCGCTTGCCGTCGTCGTCGTCGTCGTCGTCGGACTTGCGGGCCTTGCGCTTGGTGTCGTCGGCGTCGTCGTCGGCGTCCTCGTCGTCGGCGTCGTCGTCGGCGTCGTCTTCCGCGTTGAGCGGGACGCCGGCGGCGTACAGGGCGTCGAGGCGCTCGCGCCAGTAGCGGCGCTCGAGCTCGGCGAGCTCGAAAATGCCGGCGGGCGGCTTGAGCATGGTGTCGATGACGGCGGTGGGCTGCAAGGGTTGCTCCTAGGGTCCTGGCCGGCGACTAAGGGGGACCGCGCCGGATCGGTCGCGGACGGTTGCTCGCGGGCCCGTCCGAATGCCCGATGCGCGGGAATGCTGCCTAGCGCGCCGGACGGTAGCCACATTGGCCCCGCGCGCCGGCCGTATGTCGCCGTCCGCGCGCGGGGCCCGCTGGGTGGGGTGTGAGCTCTATGCGAGGCCGGGGTTGAGGAGGCCCGACGAGCTCGGCCGTTCGGCCTTGATCGCGTCGACCTCGGCGTTGACGCGCTCCTCGTCCCAATCGGGGTGCTGTGCCTCGACACTGGTGCGGATGCTGCGCACACCGGAGCCGACGAGGGTGGCCTCGACTTGCGCGTCCTCGACGGCGTCGACGGGAAGCGGGTCGCCGCGCTCGATGAGCGCCGGCGTGGCCGGGTTGCGCCATGCGCGGCCGAACCCGCCGTCGGCGGCGGGGAGGGCGTCGACGAGGGCGAGGCGGCTGATGATGTGCGGCAGGCTTCCGCGCCACGGTCGCCACTTGCCTTGCCCGCCGCGGGTGGTGGGGATGAGGCGCAGGCGCAGCGCGGTGCCGCTGAGGGCGAGGCCGTCGCCCTGGCCGGTGATGACGCCGACGTACTGGGGCGTGAGGTGCCGGCGGGTAAGCGCGGTTTCGACGAGGTCGCGCTTGTAGCTGATGAGCGCTTCGGCGTCGAAGCTGTACTCGAGGACTTTGAACGGGCCGTCGCCATTCTGGCCGAGCTCGGCGTCGAGCTTGGGGACAACGAGGACGTCCTCGCCGGCGTCGAAGTCGGCGCGCGCGACGCGGTCGAATGTGCCGTCGCCGCGGTCGACGAGCTCGGGGCCGCGGGGGCGGATCGCGTCCTCGCTGACGACGACGCGGCGCTTGGCGGTCAGGCGCGCGTTTTCGGCGCCTATGACGGTGGCCTCGTTGAGGTCGAGGAGGTGGTCCTCGATGCCGTGGTATTCGCTGAGGAGCTCCTCCCGGATGCGGCCGCGTTTGTTGACGATGCGGCCCATGAGCATGGGCAGGCCGTGCGCCCACACTTGGCCTTGACCGCCGCCGGCGCCGAGCGCGCCGGCGAGCTCGACGAGGTCGGGGTGCTCCTCGAGCGGGACGGTCGAGCCGATGCGCGAGCGGGTGCCTCGAAAGAGGACGTGCTCGACGGCGTCGTCGACGTGAACCTCGAGGTGCCGGTAGACGGCGCTGCCGCGGACGCCGCGCGGGCGCTCGAGCTCGGTGACGAGCGCGCAGGCCATGAGCCGGCGGCCGATGTAGTACGGGATGACGGCGTCGCGCGAGTGCCATTCGAGGAGGGGGACGTCGGCGACCTCCTCGTCGC